GCCGGGCCGCTATGCGGTGCCGACGGATAGCGGTGCGGCGGTCATGCGCGCCACGACCGATCAGGGCATCGAGCTGGTGATGCAGAAGCAGTATGACATCAACACCATGAAGACGAAGTATCGCCTTGATACGCTCTATGGTGTGGTGAACAAGCAGCCCGAGATGTCGGGCATCATGCTGCTCGAGCAGACCTCTCCGTAAGCAAGTGGGGGAGGTTTAGGCCTCCCCCCTCATCCCTTCATCAGAGGATAGGAACATGGCCTACAACACTATCGCTACCCAGGGGACGGCGACCGTCACCCTCGCAGCGGGCGACAGCATCGCGGTCCAGTCTCTTACCGAGGCGCAGGTCTTCGAGGTCGTCGGCTTCCCCAACTACCCTACCGACACCCAGCTTGAGGGCACTGTCGTCAACGAGGAGACGGTCTTCGGCCCGTATGCCTCTGGGGCGACGATCATCGTCGAGGCTTCGGCTTCGCCGGTCTACTACGCTGTTGGCACCGACCCGATCGTCGGCAACAACGGCAACTGGCAGCCGCAGGGCGCCCCCGCAGACATCGCGGACGGCGCTTCGATGGGCTTCGATGCCGCTGACCTGCTCGGCGGGATTGTGACTGCCACGCCTACGACGGGTCGCAACATCCAGCTCCCGACCGGCGCCCAGATCGACGCCGCGACGGAGATTGGCGTGAACGAGAGCTTCGACTGGTCGCTGATCACGCTCGCGGCCTTCGCGCTGACGATCACGGTCGACACCGGCCACACGATCGTCGGCGCGGCGGCGACCGCTGGCACTGCTGGCGCGGTGGCTCGCTTCCGCACCCGCAAGACGGCGGCGGACACTTTCGTGACTTACCGCATCGGGTAAAAAACACGGGGGAGCGGGCGACTGCTCCCCCATCTTACCGAGGAGAGTAAAATGCCGCTGAAGAAAGGTTACTCTCGCAAGTCGATCGGCGAGAACATCAAGATGGAAGAGAAAGCCGGTCGTCCGAAGAAGCAGGCGATTGCCATCGCTCTGAACACGGCCCGCACGGCTGCGATGAAGGCGGGCAAGCCTTCTAAGGCACCGAAGAGGAAGTGAGATGGCCTATACGAAGCGAGACATCGTGAACCGCGCTTTCGAGGAGATCGGTCTCGCGGCGTATGTGTATGACCTCGCGCCCCAGCAGTATGAGGGCGCGTTGCAGCGTCTCGACGCGATGATGGCGACGTGGAACGGCAAGGGCATCCGTCTCGGGTATCCCTTGCCGTCTTCCAACGCGGCGAGCGATCTTGATCAGGTGATCGGCGTGCCTGACGATGCGCTTGAGGCGATGCACCTGATGCTGGCGGTGCGTATTGCGCCGGGCTACGGCAAGACAGTTTCGCCCGACACGAAGGCTGCGGCGCAGATGGCCTACAAGGCCTTGCTGTCGCGCTCGACGTTCCCGATCGAGATGCAGCTTGGCGACCGCACGATCCCGAGCGGCCAGGGGAACAAGGGCTGGCGCTACTACAACGATCCTTTCCTGGAACCCCCCGTAGATCCGCTGACGGTCGGCCCGGACAGCGTCCTAGACCTGGAGTAAACCGATGTCGACGATCAACCAACTCTCTGCGCTCGATCAGCTCACCGCAGGCGACCAGCTTGCGGTCTGGGCGACTGGCAACGGCGACACGCGCAAAGGCTCAATCGGGCTGCTGACCACTTACATGCAGGGCGCTCTCACGCTTCCCGGTGCTTTGACGACGCAATATGCCGCGCCCAGCGCCACGGGCTTCACCGTGACGGTGTCACAAGGCAACACCTGGCTTCTGCTGACGCCCACTGGCACCTTCGCTGCGGGCGCGATCGTTCTGCCGTCTTCGGCGACCGACAAGGCAGAGGTTAGCGTGAACTGCACGCAGATCGTCACGACGCTGACCGTCTCTGCTGGCGGCACCACTGTCACCGGCGCGCCGACCACCTTGGCGGCTGCCAATGGTTTCTTCACCATGCGCTATGATGCTGCAACGTCGGCATGGTATCGAGTGGGCTGATGCAGATCCCGCTACTCAACGGCATCTACACGGACGGCTCGCCCGACTTCAGGACGAGCTATCCCGTCAACCTTGTGCCGGTGCCAAAATCTACTGGCATCTCGGAAGGCTATCTGCGGCCTGCTGACGGGATCGTGAAGACCGGCGACGGCCCAGGGGCCAACAGAGGCGGCATCAACTGGGACGGCGTTCTCTATCGCGTGATGGGCACGAAGCTCGTCACGGTAGCGCAGAACGGCACGGTGACGGTGATCGGAGATGTGGGGTCAGGTGGCCGCGTGACGTTCACCTATAGCTTCGACTATCTGGCCGTGACTTCTGGCGGACGCCTGTATCTTTATGACGGCACAACGCTGGCGCAGGTCACCGATCCAGATCTCGGCACGGCTTTGACTGTGGTCTGGGTCGATGGTTACTTTATGACAACCGACGGCGAGTTCCTCGTCATCACAGAACTCATCAATCCGTTCCAAGTCGATCCGCTCAAGTATGGATCATCCGAGGCCGACCCTGATCCGATCAAGGCGCTCCTCAAGTTGAGGAACGAGATCTATGCGCTGAACCGCCACACCATAGAGGTGTTCGACAACACCGGGCAGCCGGGCTTCCCGTTCCAGAGGATCGCAGGAGCGCAGATCCAGAAGGGCACGCTCGGCACGCACACCTGCTGCGTCTACAACGAGGCGATTGCCTTTCTCGGCAGCGGTGTGAACGAGAGCGTCTCGGTCTTCATCGGTGTCAACGGCACGGCACAGAAGATCGCCACGCGCGAGATCGAGGAAATTCTCGCCGGATATACCGAGGCGCAGCTTTCGACTGTGTTCATGCAGGAGCGCACGCAGGCGGCCAACATCTTCCTCGACATCCACCTGCCGGATCAAACGCTGGTGTTCGACGCAGCGGCATCTCAGGTGCTCGGGCAGCCTGTCTGGTCGATCTTGCGCTCTTCGCTGGTTGGCCTCGGGCGGTGGGAGGTCTGCGATGCGGTTTGGTGTTATGATCGCTGGAACGTCTGCAAGCCTGGCGCGACGGATGTCGGCTATCTCGACAAGGACATCGCCACCCATTGGGGGCAGACTGTCGGCTGGGAGTTCGGCACGCTGATCGTCTACAACCAAGGCCAGGGGGCTATCTTCCACCAGATGGAACTTGTGAGCCTGACGGGTCGCGTGCAGCCTGGGGCAGATCCGACTGTCTGGACGAGCTACTCGGTCGATGGACTGACCTACAGCGTCGAGAAGCCTGCGCGCGTTGGGACGTTGGGGCAGTATGACAAGCGCGTGGTCTGGCTTCAGCAGGGCTACATGCGGAACTGGCGGCTACAGAAGTTCCGCGGCACGAGCGCGGCGCAGTTGGCGATGGCACGGCTGGAGGCGCGGATCGAACCGCTGGCGTTCTGATGGCAGATCCGATCCCGCTAAACCGAAACCAGATCGCCGCCTTCGTAGGAAACGATCCTAATGCTGTTCGGGCGATTGAGCGGCTGTTTCTTATCGCCGGGCAAGAAACGCCTGCCGAAGTGCAAGATCTGTTGGCCTTGATCGGGGCAACGGGCAACACCGCCGAGGTTGCCTTGTCCGAGGCCACGGCAGCAGAGCGCCTTGCTGCGTTGACTGCGACCGCGCCGATCAGGGGTGCGAACAACTCAGTAGCCACGGACTACATCGACCTGAACCCCAATGCGCCGCATTTCCACCAGAAGGCGCGTCTGTCGTGGCATCAGACCGAGCAGACCGCCGAGATCGGGATGGAGTATGGCGTCGTTCAGCAGATCGGCCTGAACTACTATGCTCGGGTCGAGAACCTGACCGGCTCGACGATCCCGAAAGGCGCGGTCGTCGGCTTCGCTGGGGTGGGGGCGAACAACACGCTATCGGTCGCCCCGTTCCTTGCTGATGGCTCGCAGCCGTCGCTCTACATTCTCGGCGTCATGGCGCACGACCTGCCCAACGCGGGCCAGGTCGGCTACTGCACCGTCTGGGGGCATGTGACGGGGATCAACACATCGGCCTTCTCGGTCGGGGACATCCTCTATGCCAGCCCCTCGAGCGCAGGGGCGTTTACTGCGACGAAGCCCACCGCGCCGGATAACGTGATCCCAGTTGCTGCCGCTCTTGCGATAGACGCGACGGATGGCGAGATCTTCGTTCGTCCAACGATCGAGCAGCAGAAATACTACGGTGAGTTCACGAAGACCGGCGCATCGACCTCTCCGGCTGCGATCAACACGTCCTATGCGATTACCTGGGACAACACCGAGATCGCCAACGGCATCAGCATTGTCTCTAGTTCACAGCTTACTGTCGTCGATTCTGGCCTCTATCAGTTTGATGTGACCTTGCAGCTCCAGAGCCAAAGCGGAAACGACAAGAACGTGATCTTTTGGTTCAAGAAAAACGGAACCAATATCGCCAACACCTCGCGTGTCATCACCGTTTCTGTCAACAACGCCTACACCCCGATCTCGTTGGCTGACTTCTTTACCCTCGCCGCAGGTGATTACATCGAACTGTGGTGGCAGTCCGACGACACGGATGTTGCTCTGGTGACTGTGGCTGCCGGGGGTGTGGCGCCGGATGACTATCCCGCTGCGCCTGCCGCGATCATCGCGGTGACGCAGGTTCAGCAATAGGAGACGAGAATGGCAATCACCGTCAAGGTTCTGATCCAGCCAAAGCAAGCAGAGGCCGTTCAGACGACGCAATACACTGCGGCGAATGTGCGAGCGGTGATCGACAAGTTCACCGTCACGAACACCACGGCCGCGAACCAGACGCTTTCGGTCAACCTTGTTCCAGCAGGCAATGCTGCCTCGGCTGCCAATCTTGTGCTTGACGCTCGGACCGTCGCGCCGGATGAGACCTACACTTGCCCTGAGTTGGTCGGCCAAGTTCTCGGGTCTGGTGACTTCATCTCGACGCTTGCCTCTGCTGGCGCGTCGTTGACAATCCGCTGCTCTGGAAGGGAGATCGTTTGATGGATTATGAGATGGAATACGGCCTGCCGATGATGAAAATCGCCACACCGGCCGAGAACAAGAAGAACAAGCAGATCGCCATCGATAGCTGGCAGTTCGGCCCGGAGCAGCCGTCTCTCGATCTGAAGGCGAACAAGCCCTTCTGG